GAGGCGGTTCACATATTATTGTTGTTGAGGAAGATTGGTCACCATCAATCATGGACCAGTTTTACGCAAGGCTGCATCGTATGGGTCAAGAGCATGGGGTCCATGTCGATACGTTGATTGCTGAAACTAAACTGGACAGAGCAGTCGAGAGAATAAATAAAAATAAACGTACCCATCATGGGACACTTATGGAGAATGCAGAATGATTACCAATAAAGATTTTATAAAAGAGCAGGTAGACTTCGGACGTACAGCAATTGAGAACCTGCACGTCTGGGATGTAGACCGTAGCCAATATATGAATGCCTCTGAAGCAGATAGCTGCATCAGGCGGCAGTGGTATGAGAAGCACGATACAGAGAAAGGACCAGTTGACTGGGGCTATGCCAGACGGGGCAGTCACGGTGAGAAGTATTTGGTCGAAAGCTTACGAGCTTCAAACATGCCTTTAGAGCTTGCAGGTGATGAACAGAAATCATTTGCCGACAGAGAAACCATGATATCGGCAACCCCGGATGGCGTAGCACTTCTTGATGACGGGCGATATCAGTTTGAGTTCAAGACCGTTGACCCACGGGTCAATAGAAGTAAGCTCCCTCGGTCTGGTCATGTTACCCAACTACGTCTGGGCATGGCTCTGTTGAATAAATTGTATTACCGCAAAGAGCCTATCAAAGCAGGTATCTTAATTTATATGGATGCCAGCAACTTCAACGATATCACTCAGCACATCATTACACCTGAGCCGGGTATCTTAGAACGGTACGCACAACGTGCTAAGACCATCTTAAAAGTAAGGGCTGCTGATACGCTGGACCGTGAAGGTAAAGCGACAGGTGAATGTAAGCTGTGTCCGTTTAAGCAGACTTGTGGCGTAGACTTTGCACCCCGTCCAACACAACAATCCCGGGGCAACCGTGGCTCTGCTCTGGATGAGTTTGTCAAAAATTATAACTCTGCGAAAGAAGCTGAAGACTTAGCCAAAAGCACAAAGGCTGCTGCTGGCGAGGCTATCAAACAAGAGCTGATTAATCGCAGCACAACAGAATTAGTTGTCGGACCATATCATATTGTGGTGAAGACAATTAAGGGTAGGCGTTCCCTAAACAGGAAGCTTATCGAACAGGCAGGTATTGACCTGTCACCGTTTGAAACTGAAGGCGCTCCTAGTGAACGTCTTGAGGTCAAACATTTAGCAACGTAGCAACGTAAACAAAGGAGACTACAAATGAGTAAATCACTCGCTACTTTCGTTCAAACCGCAGAGCTTCCAGCTCTGTCCGAGAACCAAATTTCTGACGCATTGTCAGAGATAACCCAAGACAGTGGTGTTCAAACCAATGTCGACTACATGTCTTTCTCAGGTAAAACTGGGCGCTATGCAATGGGACGTGACCGCAATGAGCCAGAGGATACTCTGTTCATTGTTGAGCCACAGTCTGTTGTAGAGGGCTGGGTTTGCTGGAAAGGACAAAAGCCCGTGGACAGGATTGAATGGTCTGTCTATGAAAGAGCCAAAGCTAAGAAAGATTTAGAAGAGCTTCCTGACCACTCGCCCTACCGGGAAAGTGCAGGGGAAGGTTGGAACCGTCTGCTAGGCTTTGGGTCCGTCAACACAAACAGTGACGATGGTGACCAAGTTAAATTCACCACCACATCTGTGTCAGGGCGTAATGCTGTCTCTGACTTACTGACTGCAATCTCCGACAGAGCTGCATCAGGTGAGGCGCACATCCCTGTCATCGAATACTCTAGTGAAGAGTTCACTGCTCAAGAGCAAAAGAATTTCAAACCAAAGTTTGAGATACATGCTTGGGTAGCACGGGACGCTGCTGGAGCTTTCTTGTCAGGTGATATGAACCTAGATGACTTGCTTGCTGGTAAAAAGCCAAAAGCAAAAAAGAAATAGCATAAAAGAATTAAGCCCGGTTGCTTTCGCTTCCGGGCTTAGTTCTTCAAGTGTGTTTCTACATTGCTTCTTCGGTGGTGTAATCCAACGGAGATTGTCTACACAAAGGTTATAATAATGGAATATCAAAAAATTACAAGTTATCAATCACTGAAAAGCATTTGCCGACAGTGTGCCGAAATTGGAGCTACAGCGTTAGACTTTGAGACCACAAGCTTGTCCCCCCGGGACGGCAAGGTGAGGCTCGTCAGCCTGTGCAACAAAAGAGTAAAGGTGGTTGTAGACTTTGACCAGATTGGTGGCGGTTTCAGAAACTGTGCCAAGCTGTTTAACAAAGGTAAATGGATTGTCTTCAATGTTGGTTTTGAAGCCAGATGGTTTCTGGATGCCAAGTGCAGCCCCGAGCTTTTAGATGTCGGCAATCTTCGTAGGGCTATCATTGGCGGTGGCAGCTTTAGTCTAGCTAATCTGGTCCAGTGGGACTTGAAGAAAGTTATGAGTAAAGAGCAGCAGCGCAGTGACTGGTCCTTACCAGACCTAAGCCAAGAGCAATTAGACTACGCTTTTAAAGATGCTGAGCTGACCTACGAGCTGTGGAAGCATTGGGAAGCTGAGGCTGATGAAGGTAGGTGGGCTGGCTTTAGGCTATTAAATGACATGCACCCAGCGGTTATTGAGATGGAAGATGCCGGGATGCTGGTCGACAAGACCGCACATAAAAAACTTATAGAAGCTTGGTACATTGCCAAGACCGACAGGGTCAAGCGCATCCGTGAGCTGGTGGGTGAAGACGAGGTATCTAATATTAATTCTGACGGGCAATGGTCTGACTACTTTGCCCGGACAATGCCAGACAAATTCTTGAGGGGCTGGACTAAAACAGAAAAGACTGGTCAGCTTAGTATGACTACTGAGACGCTCAAGCGTTTAGCCGGGGCTGTACCCGACACACCGCTAGAGACATTTTTTGACGCACTAAGCGAATACAAAACTATCAGTAAATATATTAATTCGTTTGGTGAAAATATTATTAATGCTGCCAATTTAAATGGTGGGCGTATACAAGCGAGGTTTAATATTGGTTATGCAAGGACGTGTCGTTTTTCATCCTCGGGTCCAAACCTACAGCAAATACCCCGGGACAAGGAGCTGCTGGGCAAAGCCACCTCTGTCCGGTCTTCGTTTATTGCTGGCGTTGGGCGTAAGCTTGTGTCTCTTGATTATTCTGGAATTGAGCTGCGTGTTCTTGCTCTCTTGTCTAATGACGAGCAGTTGCTGGAAGATGTGGTAGAAGGTGACGTTCATTCGGAAGTAGCTTCCGTAATGGCTGGCAGAAAAATTGATAAGACAAAGAAAGCTGATAAAGACTTACGGTCCAAAGCTAAGGGCGTGAGCTTCGGTATTATCTATGGGTCTGGTGCTAACGGGCTATCTAGCACAATGCGTGTCAGTCCAGAGAAGGCGCAAGACTATATAGACTACTGGTCAACACGCTATGCCAAGGCGTTTAACTACCGTTTTAAAATGATGTCCGAGGCTGAGAAGTCTAGGTTCATTCGTATGGTGGATGGTGGGACTATCTATATGGGTAGACAGCCCGAGCTTCCTAAGTGTGCTAACTATCCTGTCCAACGTGCAGCGCTGTCTGTAATGGCTAGGGCTATAATACGCCATAAAAGCTCACTGACGGCTGCTAGAGCTTCGGGGGACCAACGGTTGTCTAGGATGCTAGCAACTATCCATGACGCTATTATTGATGAAGCGTCTAGTCGGGACGCACCCCATTTGCTGGATATGATGCATGAAGACATGGTTCAAGGCTATCTGGACGTGTTTCCCGGGACACCTACTCACAATTTAGTTGAAGGCGGTTTTGGCGCTAATTGGGGGGAATTAGGTTAATTTACTATCAGTGCTTGATATCTTCGTAAAAATCATTATATTAATACTATAACCACAACGGAGATGATTATGAATAAATTTGAAACAGCAGCAGATGCCAAAACTTTTATCCTTGGTGGCAGCGCAGTGTTCACTATTACTAGCCTCAAGACTGGCAAGCACTTTACCTTTAAGGTTAAGGAGAAAAAAGAAAAAGAGCTTAACGGTCCTAACATGAGGTTCGTTAATGTTCTGGCTGGTCCAGATAACCAGTCTTTTGACGATAGCGTCTACATTGGTTTTATCCCATCAGACGGGTCAAAGATTGTAGCTGGTAAAAAGGGCAAGCCTGATGCCCCTAGCTTTAAAGCATTGGAGTGGGTTCTTGCTCACCTCAATAACGACAACCTACCTGAGCAGGTAAAAATCCAGCATGAGGGCAGGTGTTGTAGATGTAACCGGGTTCTAACACACCCGGACAGCATCGATAACGGTATCGGTCCAGAGTGCGCTAAGCACTTTGGTTAATTAACGGGGGCGTAGCCCCCACAACTTTTAGGAGAAGCTAATATGGCTATGACCACATTAAATACCGACATGGATTATTCTGTGCGTGAGACCCCCCGGGACAATGACCTGAGCAACATTTTGTTTCAGCATGGCAAAACTAACCAATGGCTCTATGATGTTTTGCAAGAGCTGCAAGGTTTGCGTAATGAGCGTAAAGACTTGAATGACAAAGTAGAAGAGCTGGAGACCCAGCTTAAAGATGTAGGCGGTGACCTTAATCTTGTTAAGACTACTTTGTTTCAAGCGTATGGCGATACGCACAACCAGCTACAGAATGCTCATAATGAGCTGGGCAAAAAGATTAGCGCAATGCGCCAGTCAATTGTTGATGTAGCACAAGCCGTCCAGATGACTGACGATGAGCTTGATAATGGCTAATAAGGTCATTCATAAAACGCTAGGCAGCGCTGTTGTTGAGGAGTTCAACACAAAACTGTCTACCGTTGTCGATGAGAGGGGTGCTGACTATGGTCACCCCTCTGACGATTTCAATAGAGCTGACCGCATGATTGCGGTTGTTAACGAATGTAGTGACCCAGAGATGCGTCACGCATTGCGAATGGTAGCAGTTAAGATTGCCAGACTGATACATAGCCCGGAGCATTTAGATAGTATTGTCGATATTGCCGGGTACGCAAAAACCATGGCTTTAATTTTAGATAGGAGAAGTAATGAAACCCGAGACACAAAAAAGGCTTAGTCATATTGAAGCGCAGAAAAGATACGTTTCAAAAAAGACTGCCGATGGCGCTAAGCGCATGTGCGTATGGGTTCCAGCAGGGCGTGAAGTAGAATTTAAACTGGCGCTGAAAAAATTACAAAGAAGCTGGACATCAAGCACTGATTAGTCCATAGTGTGACTAGTCGATAAAACCAACGGAGAAGATGATGTCTAAACTAAGAAAAAAATGCCATGAGTGTGGCGCTGATTATTTGACTGTTAAAAAGGATGCTCGGTTCTGTGGAACCAAATGCCGTAAGTCATACAATAACCGCAGAGCAGTGCGAGGGGCAGAGCTGTATGATTTATTTATGGCTAGCCTTTATGACAGGCAATGGTCTGACCAGAATAAGATACGGTCTAAGATGGCAGCGCTAGCATGTCATTGGAACCAACAGGACCATAACCGAGGCTTTAAAAGCTGGCAGCGTCCGGTTGTTTGGTTGAGGGATAACTGCACATGGTTAGCAGCACAAATAATGGTAGCAACAAAGAGCCGCTGATGCGGCTCTTTTTTTATTTAAATTATTTTATTATCAGTGCTTGATAATTCTGATATAATGCTTATATTAATAATATAACCAACCAACGGAGACTTAAATGCCTACAAAACGCAACATTCAAAAAGAAGTTACTGACCAAATTATCGCCCAGTTAAAAGCTGGTACACGTCCATGGAACCAGCCTTGGGAAGGCGGCAAAGGTTTTGCTATGCCTAAGCGCCACAGCGGTGAAAGCTATCAGGGTATTAACGTGCTGCTGTTGTGGTCTTCCGCTGCTGCTAACGGTTTTGTTAGCCCTTACTGGATGACATACAACCAAGCTAAGAAGTATGGTGCTAACGTGCGTAAAGGCGAGAAAGGCAGCATGATTGTCTTTACTAAGCCGATACAGGTGCAAGACAAGACTAGCTCTGACCCAGATGCAACAGCTTCTATTTATTTTTACAAGCCCAGCACTGTGTTTAATGTTGACCAGATTGACGGTCTTCCTGAGAAGTTTGCCCCACCTGTTGTTCTTACAGCAGTAGCAAACCCTGACAAGCGTGTCCCTGCTGTTGATACATACATCGCCAACACACAGGCTTCCATCTCGGAAGACGGTGACAAAGCGTTTTATGCACCGGGTCCAGACAAGATTGTAATGCCAGCCTTTGATGCCAGAATGAATGAAATATACTGTGGCATCTA